TATCCGGATTCTGATGTAAAGAGTATGGGGTCAGAACATAATTCCCGGTTTAGAAGACCAATGAGAGATCGGACTTATTCCATACTCTGATGTCTTTACTATTCAAATTTAATTAACTAAGTACAAATATACAATGAGAGAAAACAAATATCGGGGCAGACGCCTCGACAATGGGGAATGGGAACACGGGGATTTAGTCCAATTTGGGCAGCAATGTTATACCCCTTGCAAATGTGCAATTATACCGGGCACAGCATCGGGAAGCGATCCACTCTGTAAGATTTTATTCGATTATGAGGTCGATCCCGCCACCGTCGGCCAGTTCACGGGGCTGAAAGACAAGAGCGGCAGGGAGATTTGGGAGGGGGATATATTCAAAGAAGACGGTAGCGGAATTGTGCGGTCAGTCTTCCGAGTGCCCGGCGGCCTTGCTTTCGAGGATAATCCTGTGTCGTTCGGCTATGACCATAGAGCGCCAGTATATCCGTATTCTTCCATTGCTGAAATGCAAAGCGTATCATGGTTATCGCAATGTTGCGAAGTCATCGGCAACATCCACGACAATCCGGAACTACTTAAAACTGAATAAACCATGAAGAATTTCGATTTGGAGGCCGCCAAGCGAGGTGCGGCGGTGTGCACGAGGGGCGGGCTTCCCGTTGAATTTTCACACATCACAAATAGTGCCTACCTGCCTGTTAGGGTGCTTGTTTATGGCGACCCTAAAAAACTGTATTCCGAAATTGGTGCTTATCCTGAAAACGGACAAATGTACCCTGATATTGCAAGTGAGGACGACCTGATGATGCGCGACGATGACTATCTGGAGAAGCTGGAGCGGGGAGAGTATGACCATATTGCTGGCGCCCGCAAAATGGTCGGGACAGCTATTAAGCAAAACTTAAATACTGACCGCGAGTACTGGCGGCGGGTGTATGCCGGGCAGGCGATGCAAAGCGAAATATCCGGATGTTTGGCAGCCGGCAATGGTTTCGATGGCGACAAGGCTATTCCGGGAATCATTGCGAAAAGCTCCGTCATGATTGCCGACGCTCTGATTGAAGAACTGGAGAAAGATGAAAAAGTACTGTAAGTGCGGCGAGTGTGCTTTTCTGAAGAATGAAGGCATAGACGGCTACGGGCAATGTATCATTACCTGGAATATACGGCATTGCGGGGAAATGTGCAGTTTTCAGGACGACAAGCCGGACGAGGTTCAGGCTGTCCGCATTCTGCATCATTTTCAGAAATGGCGGCGGGGCGGCCGGGGAAAACAGCCGAACCCCACGATTATCGGAGATGCCATAGACCGGGCGATACGGACGTTGAGGCGGGAAACCAAAGATGTACCTAAATTTTGAACGGTAAAAGATATGAATTGCCGGAAAATGAAGATCTGATTTTGTGGAAATAAAAAAGAGGCAATCCCGAAAGATCACCCCTGAACCCATTACAAAGGTAGTGATTAATTCGGATAAATACAATGCCTCAAAAAAAATCTTGTAGAACTGCGGCGAATATCGCTTTGGTTCGCCCAGAAAATAAAATCAAAATATGTGTCCGTGTGACACCGTACGTTTACCAACACTTGGAGGAGGTTGCCCGAGTTAATGGTGTGAGCGTGTCGGTTGTTGCACGGGCTTTTTTGCAACGAGGCGTTGAAGATGCCGTGAATTATTATGAGGATGAGAAACAGATGTAGAGGACGCTTTTTGCCGGAGGTAGCACTCGTCATAGCCCGTAATTACGATTTGCTATTGCGCTTATGCAAGGTTTCCGCGGCCTGTGGCCGTGGTTCGGTGGAGGGTATGGATATTTTCCATGATACGATTTTGATGGTTACGCACGATCTTCGGTGCCTGAATTTCCGTTCGGATTCCGATTTCATCGAGTATTTCCAATATCGCTACCGCATGGTGCTCTACCAAACATGCGCAGATGAAAAACAATATAATCCCTTATTTTATGCCCACGATCTTAAAACCACGGAAAACCAAGAATAATAGCAGTCGTTACGATGCGGAGCGTCGCAAGATCTATAATAGTCGTCGTTGGCAGCATTTGCGCAACATCAAATTCATGAACGATCCGCTCTGCGAGGTATGCGCCGGAAAGGGACTTGCGATTCCTGCGGAGGATGTCCACCACATTGTTTCGTTCATGTCTACGGATGACCCCCAGTTGCGCCTATGGCTTGCTTACGATTATTCCAATTTGATGTCCGTCTGCAAAAAGTGTCATCAGAATATCCACAACGGCAATTTAGAAAAATGAAAATATGGGAAATGTAAGATTTAAGATTCCGGGATCGATCCAGCATGACGAAACGAAACGTTTTATCCGCGATCTGGTTCGCAAATTAAATGACGAGAATAAGATCGGCGTGGCTGATATTCCGAACCTGCATCGTTTGGCTACCAGTTTTGACCAGTATCTCACTGCTATAAATTGGTTGTCTGATCATTCGATGATTACCATAAATAAGAAAGGAGAGGATGTTAAGCATCCGTATGTGAATATCGCCCGTGAGGCGTGGGCGCAATACCTCGATGTTGCCAAACAATATGGATTGACAATCAAGAGCAAGGCACAGATAGATTCGCATAAGTCGAACGATGGTGTCCCGGACACTCCGCTTGATGAGTATATCCGGGAAAAGCGTACTCGTGGTTAAGGTACCGGGATACATACTATACGCGCAGCGTGTGTTGAACGGAGATATCGTTGCTGGCAAGTGGGTAAAACTCGCCTGCGAGCGTTTTTTTGCCTTTATGGAAGATGATCGGTATGAATTCCGCGAAAAAAAAGTTCAGGATGTTATCCGCTTCATTCATATGCTCCGGCATTATACCGGGCGTCATGCCGGCAAGCCCTTTGTGCTCGAATTGTGGCAGGAGTTCGCCGTTGCGAACATTTACGGCTTCTATCGCAAGGAGGACGGAAGCCGTCTGGTGAAATCCGTGTACATGGAGATGGCCCGAAAGCAGGGGAAATCTGCACTTGCGGCGGCTCTGTGTCTCAATAGTCTGATCGGGGAGGAGGAAATGAATGCCGAGGTCTATCTTGCGGCTAACAGTAAGGATCAAGCGAAAATCAGCTTCGGTATGTGCTCGAATTTCGTAAAGAGCATCGATCCTATCGGTAAATACTTGAAACCCTATCGGGATAGGGTTAATTTTGATAAGATGCTGTCAACGTTGCGGGTCTTGGCCGCTGATGACAGCAAACTCGATGGTTTCAACGCTTCAATGTATCTGCTCGATGAGTATCACGCGGCTAAAAATACCAAGCTGAAAGATGTGTTGCAGTCCTCGCAGGGTATGCGAGACGATCCCCTCGGCGTTATCATAACGACGGCCGGTTTCGACAAGCTGGGTCCGTGCTATCAATACCGAACGATGTGCACGGAGGTTTTGAGCGGTTTGAAGCCGGACGATTCTCTCTTTGCGCTGATCTATGCGCTGGATGAGGGAGACGATTGGAAAGACGAAAACATGTGGATCAAGAGCAATCCGAATCTGGGAGTCACTGTGAAACCTGCGTATATCCGCGAGCAAGTGCAGAAAGCTGTGAACTCTCCGTCTGAAGAGGTAGGTATCAAAACCAAGAATATCAATATGTGGTGCGATGCCGATACGGTATGGATTCCGGAGCATTATATCCTTTCCGCTTCGCAAAATTTGAATGTCGATGATTTCCGTGGCAGAGATTGCTTCGCGGGCGTCGACTTGTCGGCCACGAGTGACCTGACGGCACTTGCGTATATGATTCCCACCGATGAGTTCATGTATTTCTTCGTGAAATATTATCTTCCGGAAGCGGCCCTTCAAGAGAAACGCTTCAAAGAGCGTTATAGCGAATGGCGCCGTATGGGGTGCCTTACCGTGACGCCGGGAAATGTTACGGATTACGACTATATTCTGAATGATTTGATGCAGCTTCGTGAGTGGTTCTACCTCCAAAAGGTGGGCTATGACGATTGGAATGCCACGCAGTTTGTTATCAATGCTACGGAGAAGGGAATGCCTATGGAGCCGGTCAGTCAAAGTATCGGTAATTTCAACCGCCCGACCAAAGAACTCGAACGCCTCATACTGTCGTATCGGGCTAAATTCGATAACAACATCATCACGCGCCATTGTTTTCGCAACGTTGTTATGGCCCGCGACCGGAACGGGAACACCAAACCATCGAAACAATATGAAGAAAAAAAGATCGACGGTGTAATCGCGTCTCTGATGGCTCTCTCGGCCTATTTATCTACGCCGAGATACGGTCAGCTCTATTGATTTTGCGTTTGTCGGACAAAATGTCGGACAAATTTTTGGTTTATAGTAAAGAGCATGCGATGAATCTGTTCGGCTATAAACTTTCTATTGATTTCCGCAAGGCATCCAAGCAGGAGGTGTCCGGGATTCCCGCATACACGGGAGGTTATCCGGGATTCCTGCAAAGCAACAGCCTGCCGATGCTTCTCTCTACTGTCTATCGGTGCGTGGATCTCATCTCCGGCAGCGTTGCCGTGCTCCCGCTTGAAACTTACCTGCTGGACGAGGAGGGATTCAAGAGTAAATATAAGTCGCATCCGGCCTACTATATCTTGAATTCGGAGCCGAACGAGAATATGACCCGCTACACGTTCATCAAGACGCTGATGGCTTCTGTTCTGCTCCAAGGTAACGGATATGCTTATATTGAACGCAACTCGAAATTGGAGGTCACGCAGCTGATCTTCATTCCGTCGCAGTTAGTGTCTATCGTCTGGATCATGGACGGCCGCGGGATCAAGCGGAAACGTTATCAAATTTCCGGGTTCAAAAATCTTGTGGAGCCGAAGGACATGATCCATGTTCTGAATTTCAGTTACGACGGCATTACGGGCGTTTCTACGCTTACACACGCCCGGCAGACCCTCGGCATCGCTACGGCGAGTGAGGAGCACGCGGTTAACTTTCTGCATAGTCGTGCGAGCGCCGCCGGGGTTCTCAAAGTGGAGGCTGGCCGACTCACTAAAGAGCAAAAGGATGATATCTACGCCACGTGGGATCGGCGCATGAATCAAAATTCCGGAAGCAGCAATATAACGATATTGGAGGCTAACATGTCATATCAGCCGATTACTATCAGCCCGAAGGATTCCCAGCTGCTTGAGTCGCGTCAGTTCAATGTTGTAGACATTTGTCGTTTCTTCTCTGTTTCACCTGTCAAAGCGTTCGATTTGAGTAAATCGAGCTATTCCACGGTGGAAGCTACGCAGTTGGATTATCTGACCGATACGGCATTGTCTGTCATCACGAAAATCGAACAGGAGATCAATCGCAAAGTCTTTTTGCCTTCGGAGCGAGACAGTGTCATTGCCGAGTTCTCCACTTCTGCGATTCTGCGTACCGATAAAGCTGCACAAGCTGCCTATCTGAAAGATATGTTCTATATCGGCGCGATCACTCCGAATGAAGTACGCCGGGAGAATAACCTGTCTCGTTTGGACAATGGAGATCGGGCATTCGTGCAGGTGAATGTCCAAACGCTTGATGCGGCCGTGACGAAGCCCGTGGACGCTCCTGCGTCGGACCCGAATACAATAAACGATAAAAATCAAGAATAATGGAAAGAGAAGTCAGGAATATCCAGAGTGAAGTGCGCTTCGCCCCTGAGGAGGGTATGGTCGAGGGTTATGCCATGCTCTTCAATACGCAGTCCGACGGGCTGCCGTTCTACGAAACTATCGAGTCGGGGGCTTTGGATGGGGTTTTGGAACGCAGCGACGTATTTGCCCTGCTGAACCATTCGATTGAGCGCGGAGTTCTCGCTCGGTCGAAGAATGGCAATGGCAGTCTGGAACTTACGGTCGATGACCGAGGATTGAAATATCGCTTCAAGCGGCCGGACACGGCAATCGGGCATGAACTCGAAGAGAATCTCCGGCGCGGTGAGATCGATCAGAGCTCCTTTGCCTTTACCGTTGAGCAGGATAAGTGGGAGCGGCGCGATGACGGCATCTGGAGCCGCCGCATCCTCAAAATCGCGGAGATATTCGATGTGTCGCCCGTATATCGCGCTGCGTATTCTGCGACTTCTGTTTCCATGCGCGGCAAGGAGGAGGCCGAGAAAGAGCTGGAGGAGCAGGAGCGTCGCAGCCGTGAAGAGTATTACGCCAAAGCAGAACAACTTTTTAATATCTAATACATTATGGCAAAAGAAAAGAGTATCACCGAACTGCGTGACGAGAAGAGAAGCCTTGCTACGCAGGCGCAGGGCATCATCGATGCCGCCCGCAGCGAAAAGCGTCAGTTCTCCGACGCGGAGAATACGCAACTGGGGGAGATTCAGGTCCGTATGGCTGAAATCAACCTTGAAATCGAGACTCGCGAATCGGAGAACCGCGGCAAGGGGCAGCCGCATACCCCGGAAGAGAAATTCTCATTCCGTCGGGCCCTCGTCAATCAGCTGAATCATCAACCCCAGCACGACGCCGAGGCGCGCATGATCGACGAGGCTGCGCGCGCACATGCTCCGTATATGGCCAGCAACTCCGACGGCGGAAACCTCATTCTCCCGATGAATACCCGTGCTGCGCTTACCGCGACTGCGGAGGCTGCAACGGGTGTCGTGATCGACGAGGATCAGATGGAGATGCTGCTTCCGCTGGAGCCGAACCTGGTTCTGACACGCGCCGGAGCACGTATCATGAACGGACTGCGGGGCAATATCTACTGGCCCAATGTCAGCGCCGCGACAGTATCCTGGGAAGGAGAGAACGACGAGGCCAAAGACGGCGCCCCTACGATTTCCAAGGGTACGGTATTCTCTCCCAAGCGCCTTACGTCTATCGTCGAGATCAGCCGTCAGTTGCTGGTGCAGGAGAATGCGAGTGTCGAGGCCTTGGTCCGTCGTCTGCTGGCCACGGCCATCGCTCAGAAGCTGGAAAAGACAGCTTTCAGCAAGGCCGCACACGACGACAAGATTCCCGATGGTCTGTTCCAGAAGGCGCCCGAGATCAAAGGTTCGATGACGTGGGCGCAGATCGTAGAGATGGAGACCAAGTGCGACACGAACAATGCACTGTTCGGGAATCTGGCCTACCTTCTCAACCCGAAACTCATCGGTCTTGCGAAGACCAAGGTCAAGGATGCTTCGGGCGCCGGAGGTTTCATCTTCACCGGGAACGGGGACGGCACGCTGAACGGCTACCGTGCTCTGCGCAGCAACAACATCCCCTCGGACCTTCAGGATGCAGAGGATGAGTATGGCGCCATCTTCGGCAACTGGTCCGACTTCTTTATCGGTCAGTGGGGTGCGATGGACTTCATCACAGACCCGTATACGAAAGCCGGGCAGGCGATGGTGCGCATCATCGTGAACTCGTACTGGAATCTGGGTAAGGTCCGTGACGATTCGTTCGTTACCGCATCCTTCAAATAGAAGCAATGACATGGCTCTGTCCGGAACACCAACGCCCAAATGCCTGACTTTGGCTGAAGCCAAGAGGCATTTGAATATCGAGGATGACTTCACCGACGACGATCAGTATATCGAAAGCTTGATCGATGTCGCGCAGGAAGTTGTGTCTCAAGATATTTGTGTGCCTCTGGGGGAGTTGATAGGGAAGGCCGGGGGACTCCCGGCCCCCCTTCGGCAGGCTATGTTGCTCATGATCGGAAACTATTACGCCAGCCGCGAGAGCGTGGCTTTCGGTGTTCTGGTCCAAGACACCAAGGCTTATAGGCATCTTATCGCGCTTTACAGGAACTATTCGAGATGAGAGCAGGATTGTTACGTGAGATCGTCGTGTTCAAGGAACCACGTATGGTTCAGACTGCTACGGGAGCTGTTAGCAAAGAGTATGTTGCAGTGCATAGGTGCCGGGCTTATAAAAAACGGTTTTCCAATGTAACCGACAAGGATAAGGTAGATGCCAAAGAGGAGTTCTATGGGCATTTCGGGGTCTTGCAGGTTCGCTACAGCCCAAAAATCAACGACCGTCAGATCGTGGAGTTCCAGGGTGTGGATTACAAGATCATTTTGCTCGACCGCAATATCACGGATAACACCTATCTGGTTAACGTAAACAAGATGAACGAATGATTGTCGTAGATGTACAAACGCGCCAGGCCGCCGAGTATTTGGTAAGCAACCTGGATTCCTTTGATCAGCAAAAGGCAATCAAGGAGGGGCTGCTGCGTGCCGCGAAGGTTTTTTCGCGCCGGGGACGCAGCAATCTGCGGTCGCGTCTGATGGGAACGAGCAAGAAAGGCAACCTGCTCCGGGCTTTCGGTGTGGTGTACCGCAAGCAGTATGTTATGTCGCTGGCTGGATATACGGGGCGCGGTCGTCATGCCCATCTGGTAGACTTGGGAACGCGTCGTCGCAGGACCAAATCCGGAAAAAATCGAGGTGTCATGCCCGCCAACTACTTTTGGAGCGATGCCCGCCAGAGCGAGGAACGCTCGGCGATGCAGGAGATCCTGCATGGCATCGAGCTCGCAATACAACGTATTCAAAGCCGAATGTAATGGGACGCGCGGACAAGAAATTTACGATAATCACCGAGGTCGTCAAAATACTTCGGAGTTCCGAAGATTTGGCTGCGATGATCGGCACCAAGATCTTTCCCATCATCGCACCGGAGGGCACCCCGGGAGATTTCGTCTCTTATCAGCGAGATGGAATGGATCTCGAATGGTCCAAGATGGGGCCGTCTTTGCAGCGTTCATATTTCTATATCAACGTTGTAAGCGACGATTACGACCGGAGTCTCAAAATCGCCGATATAATTTATGACGCATTGGATGGAGAATGGCAGAATCCCGATATGTGCATCCGTTTGACGGATTATGCCGAGGATTATATCGACAAGAAATATTTACAGGTACTTCAATTTTCAATTCAATAAACTATGGCAGAAAAAAAGTATGATTCATCGAAGGACATGATCACGGGCGATAAGCTCATGCTCTTTGTCCAGACAGAGGCGGCCGGAGAGGAAGGCACTCCCCCCGCGAAGATTCTTCCCATCGCGTTCGGTACGTCGTGCGGCATCGAGATCAGTACCGATACGATCGACACCAGCAGCAAGATGTCCGGGAACTGGAAAGAGTTTCTTGTCGGTCAGCTCGGATACACGGTGTCGAGCGAATCTCTCCTCTCGCTCAAAACGGGCCATTGCTCGTTCAACACATTGAAGCGGTTGATGAAAGAGCGTATGCCCATCCCGTTCGTCATGGCAAAGACCGCAGAATCCGAAGGTGATTTTCCGCAGGGCGATAGCCTTGTCAAGGGAGAGGCGATTATCACGGCGTTGAGCATGACCGCTGACAACGGTTCGATCTGTACTTCAAGTATTACACTCCAGGGCACCGGCGAATTGGCTGACGGTACACTCGTGGAGTAGCAATTTTGCAGTTAGGGCGGGCGGCTTCCGCCGTCCCCCTTTTTTTTAACGTATGGACATCAAAATCAGACTTGACATCGAGGCCATCGTTCGATGGGAGCAAATGACCGGGCGCAGTTTTCTCCGCATGGATTTTTCCGATGAAAACGATATGCGTAGATTGCTGTATTGCGCGACCGTGACATGTGCTGCCGAACCGTTCACGTTCGATGTATTCGAACAGACGCTTCAAAGCGAAAAGATCGTTGCGGCAGAGGTTCGTTCTCTGACGGCTTACAGTGCTTTTACAGCGCAGTTTTCCCGCAAACCGGATTTCGGAAGCAAGTCTGATGCTGATATGACACAAAATGTCACGATAGGCTCTATCGCCGCGAAACTGATTGTAGCTGCGGGCATGGATGCCCATTTCGTGATGCACGAAATGTTTGTCGAGGATCTTCCCATGTATATCGAGGCTTTGAATGACAAGCTTCGTCACGAAGAAGAATCCCGAAGGCTGTGGACGTTTTACGCGGTTCTTCCCCATGTTGACAGCAAGAAACTCAAAAATCCTCAAAAGCTCCATGTTTTTCCGTGGGAGGCCGAGGAGGCGGCCCGTAAAGCCCGGGAGGAACTCACACGTAGCGAGCAGGAGTTTTACCGGTTTATGAATGGTGAACTGATAGACATGAATGCGATTCAATGGCATAAAAAATCCTTATCATGAGCAGTAGCAAACTTTCCTTTTCGATTGCGGTAAAGTTATTGACGGACAACTTTAAAAAAGGCTCTGCCTCCGTCAAGAGCTATCTGCGCTCCATGCAGATGCAGTTCATGTCATTTGCCGCAGCAGTGGGCGGAGGAGCCATCGGGCTGTCGAATTTCGTATCGAAGATGATCGAGACGGCGAAGGAGACCTCGCGCGTCAATATCGCCCTGAAAAATGTTTCCAAATCGACCGGGGAATATGCGGACCACCAGAAGTTCATCATCGGACTGTCGAAGAAATACGGCGTGCAGGTGAACTCCCTGACAAGTGGGTTTGCCAAGTTCAAGGCCGCGGCTGATATTTCGAACATGGCGCTCTCCGATCAGTATAAAATCTTCGAGTCCGTTTCGCGCGCTGCGGTGGCTTTCGGTTTGAGTGCCGAAGATCAGAGGGGCGTATTCCTGGCCTTGTCGCAGATGATGAGCAAAGGAAAAATCCAAGCCGAGGAGTTGCGTCTTCAAATGGCCGAGCGTCTCCCGGTGGCGATTCAGGCTATGGCGAAAGCGGCCGGCGTCTCTGTCGAGGAGATGGACAAGCTGATGAAGAAAGGCAAACTCTATTCTTCGGATGTTCTGCCGCGATTTGCCGAGGCTCTCGACGAGATGATTCCCAATATCGACACCGACAACCTCATGACGTCGCTCAACAGATTGAGTAATGCCTTCGTCGAGTTGACTAAGAATTTGGGCATTGAGGAGAAATTCAAGTCTATTGTCGACACCGTCACGCGGCTGTTGGGTACTTTGTCTAACAACGCCAAGACGATAGTTTCAGGGCTGGGGCATCTTCTGACGATAGGACTTGCCAATGTCGCATATCGGATAGGCAAGTCTATGACCGGCAGCTACGACCAATTCGTCGCCGCGTCGGTCAAGGCTATGGAGACGCTGAACACCCGCCACGAGGCAGTCGTCCGGGCGCAGGAAGCCGTGGATCGCGCCCAAACGGACCTGTACATAGCGCAGCAGAACGAGCAACTCGTGGCGGTGGTGGGTACCGAAGCCCAAAAGCGGCGGGCCCGGAACGCTACTGCGAACGCCGAAAAAGCCCTCGGGGCCAAAACTACGGCCCTTGTCAAGGCGCAGGAGGCCGAGAAAGCAGCCGCGGCAAAGGTTACGGCGGAGACGCAGAAAGCCGCGGCCGCGAGTGGCGCGACGGGGTGGACAAAGATGTGCAATGTTGTTTCTTTCAGTTTCGCACGGCTCGGGGCGGCGATGAAAGCGGCATTCAGCGCGACGATTTGGACGGCGGCAATCACTGCCGTAATGGAACTTGTCCGGTGGCTCGTCAAAGCGGTTACGGAAACAAACCGCATTAAGAATATCGTCTCTGACATGGAGAGAAAACTGGCAGAGAAAGTTGACAATACTCAAATACAGAATCTCGTCGAGTATCAGCGGATTTTGAACGACCCTTCTCAAGGCGACACAAAGAGATTAGGGGCACTCAAAGAAATCAATGCCATCCTTGGCGAGAACTATGATATTGCGAAGCTCGACTCGAAGCTCCAAGACGAGATCAACAAAAAGATTGAAGCCCGCAAGCGCTTGCTTGCAGCGCAAGATCGGTACAACAACGCCCAGGCAGCAGCTAATGATTCCCGGGAGCAGTTGCGTAAACTGGAAGATAGCGAAGCGTATAAGGAGGCGTTTAAGAGAGCCTACGAGGATACTTATCGGGATGGCATGACGGCCCACCAGTATGTCGTGAATGCGGAGATGGGGCGGGCTAAGAAAGAACCATATGCTAATCTTTACAGGAGGAGGGCATTGGATGAACTGAATGCCGATCCGCTCCGTGAGGCCGAGAACCTGCGCACCGCGATAGCCAAGGCGGATAAGGTCATATCTGCTTTGGCCGAGGAAATTGCGGAATTGGGAGGTTCCAAGGCATCAACCGCCCCTCCGTTGTTTGGCGATGAAAGCGGAAAGAAGGGCAAGAAAACGGAGCTGGAGAAGCAGCAGGAGAAATATACCGAGTCGTTGAGGGCCTTGCAGAAGAAGCTCGATGCCAACATTATCACGCAAGACGAATACGACGAAGCCCTGCGGGATTTGATCGAGAAGTCCTACATCGACGCTTATTCCTCCGGAGACAAGGGTGTGTTGGAGAGCGAATACTACAAAGCTCTTGAAAACTCTTTCAAAAAACTTCCCCGTGGTGAAGCCTATAAAGCGGAGCGCCAGCGAATAGATATTCTGAAAGAGTACAGCGATTCCGTCAAGCGCCGCCAGGCGGAGCTCGAAGCGGGAGCTATCACCGAAAAGGAATACCGGGAGGCGTTGTTCGACTTGACGCGCGAGGCCCGCAAGAATCTGGCGTCGAATATGGCCGGAGCCGATGATTTCGAGCAGGCCTATTTCAGAGGATTAGGCGACTTGACCCGAGGACTGGCTCCGAAACCGGAGTTGAAAGCGCGTGATGCTTCCCGCGACTACAAGAAAACGGATATCGACATCTTGGAGGAATCGCTGTCTGTCGCCGAGCAAAACCGGGATATATTCCGCCGTTTGGCCGAGGAGACAGGAGGGATGTTCTCCGAAGAACTTTCGGCTGCGATGTCCAATGTCAAGACTCTTGAAGAAGCGTTGAAAATCGCCGAAGCCAAGAAGGCAGTTGAGGAACTTACAAAGGAACTCCGCACGGGTGCCTATAACGGTGTGAAAAGCATTGTCGGAAGTGTGGACAACATTGCTTCGGCGTTCGAGCGGGTAGGCGATGTCTTGTCCGATGGGGATGCATCGGCCTGGGAACGTATCATGGCGGTTTGGGAGGCTATGACAAGTATCTCGGATGCTTTTATTCAGACTATCGAGATTATCGAACGGTTGACGAAGGTCAAGGAGATGCTGGCCAAAGCGGAGCTTGCCGGAGCTGCCGTGTCGGATACCGTAACGGAGAAGAAAGTTGCCAATGCTGCGATAGGTATGGCCGCAGATGCCGCCGAAACGGAATCTACGGTAGTGAATGCCGGGACCAAGGTTGCAGCTAAAACGGCCGAAGGAGCGGCTTCCGCCGGAGCAAGCGCTGCGAGCCTGCCGTTCCCATGGAACATCGTGGCTATCGGGTCTGCCATTGCCGCCGCTCTTGCGGCGTTCGCTATGATTCCCCGCTTTGAAAACGGCGGTATCGTAGGTGGAAACTCCTCGACGGGAGACAAGATTCTCGCGCGTCTGAATTCCGGAGAGCTGGTGCTCACCAAAGACCAGCAGGGCACGCTGTACGGACTTCTGAACAATCGGGGCCGTTCGGTAGAGGTCTCGGGGGAATTCAAGGTCCGGGGGCGTGATTTGGTTGCCGCAATCGACAACAACAACAAATTCAAAAAAAGGGTCAAATAGATGAAATACCTGCGTTACTATTCCGGCTTTTACAGTCGCGACAATATTCCGTATCGCATCGAGATATGGCAGGACGCCGAGGCGGCTTTCGATCCGGAGCGCATTACGCTTGCAGCTGACCCGGTAGAGATAGAATGGGCGGAGGTTGACAAGCTGGAACCCGTGCATAGCAGTTCCGCGACATTGAATATGGTTTCTCTGTCGGACCGTTGTTTCGCCGATCTTTATACTGTGGCCCCCGGAACGATACGGCTGGATATTCTGCGCAATGGAGCGTTGTATTGGTCTGGAACGCTCGATACGGAGCTTTTCGAGGAGCCGTACTCATACAAGGACCGCTACATTACGACCGTGACGTTTTCCGATTTCGCTGTTTTGGATCGCATGGATTGGCAGGATCGGGGAGTTAAAACCATGTCGGAGGTTTTGGAAACATGCCTTGCCGCTGCCGGGTTCAACAGAGGTGTTCTTGAAAAACGGGTTTCCACGGGGTTGGCCGAAGGTTACACAGGAGACCTTTTCGATGATTGTTCGCTCATGTGCGATAATTTCTTCGATGAAGACGATGAGCCGTCCAGCATCCGTGAAGTATTGGATGAAATGCTACGGCCTTTTGCGTTGAGGCTTAAACAGAAAAACGGCAAGCTGCTCCTTTACGACATTAACGGGATTTACGATACCGCATCTACGGCCGTGCAATGGCGGGGCACGGATGCCGAGATGGGGGTGGAACCGGTGTACAATAAGGTTACAATTACTTTTTCTCCGTATGCTTCCGCTACGTTGTTCGATGGGACGCTTGCCCCCGATGATATACTTACCGATCAGGCGGATGTCGCCGGGGAGGAAATGGTGTATACCGATCGCACTCTCAATACGGAAGGATTTCGTTTTACATACGGCGCATCCGGAACGCGACGGCTCGGAAAGCTGGAGTTGACAGATGCCGGAGGCCGCCCTTTCCGTATTGATCCGGAGTATAGCGGCAGTAATGCCGCCGGGGTGATGTGGGGGTACAGGACCGGCACCGATTGGCACGGGTCGAGGCCGCAGAATCCAGTTGAAGGTGATTATGGCACGTATCCTACTATGGATACATGTCATAAGATGATAACCTTGCCCAAAGTTCGGGTTTTGAGCAACCATGACGCGAATGGACGTCGGTATAGGATGCGGGTTACATTGAGCGTGCTTTTCGATGTTCGCTACAATCCCTTTGAGCCTGCCTCCAGGAAGAACGAGGAAGGCAATTGGGATGATTTTGCCAATTGGGTAAATTATGGTTATATCCCTGTCCGTATTTTGTTGTACGACGATGCGGGTAAGGCCCGATATTATTACGATAACCATATGGTTCGGTGGAATGAGGATCCTACCTATGGTGGCACGTGGAAAATGATGGTGGAATCCACCCAAGAGGATATTCAAATTTCGTGGTTAAGCTTTTATGATTTGAGTAACAGGGAAAGCAACACGGGCTTCGGCGGGTGGCAGGAGAACAAACGGGCGCTCGGATATTATAGCGGGAAACTCACGGATTCATACATAAAGGCACCCACCGGAGAACTTCTACCCTCGCTGCCGATATCGGGGTACATCGAGGTTATGATCTATTCCGGCGTGTGGCGTCGTGACAATAACGACAATTATCCTTTCCCTCACAAGGTGTGGACCATATCCCGATGGCTCCTGTACAAAGATCCCAAGATCGAGATTGTGAAAGATAACGGCCGGGACATCGAAGAGGAGGATATCGAAGTTTCCGCTTGGATCAACAGGCAGGCAAAAGAAGGGTTGGATATTTCGACGATCATAGGCACCTCGCAGGTGCTTGTACCTTCGGGGCGGGGTTATATTCTGAAAACGTCGGATTTATCCATACTCCAAACATTTAATCGGGCCTCTGTAACGGATAGTCTCGAACGTCTGTTAGCCGGTACCGTGTATTCGAATTATGCCCGAAGGATGTCTACACTCAACGGTACCGTGGCGTTGATTCCCTCCGCGGAGGTTTTGTCCGATGTTTCATCGGACAATGCGAAATACATGTTATTGAGCGAGGTGCAGAATCTTGCTGCGGAAACCAGTGAAATCAAGATGGCGGAGATAGCTCCGGATTCATACGAAGGAATAGAATATGAAAAATAAATTCAATGTCATAGAGCGGTTCGTCACGGCTACACCTCGCAGTAAGAGACTGGCAGGAAGTGTTACAAATGGCAGTGTTGTCATTTCAGGATCGGACGGTGCCGGAAACAGCGCTGTGGACCCTAATTCACACACGCATGCCAATTATGAACTTTTAGAAAAACTTTCCGAACAGGACGGGTATTTGACACTCAAAGCAGAGAATACATCGGATGATCCGGATGCTCCGCCGTATCTATATGATAAGGTCAAAGCCGGATATTCCGATGATGCCGGTCATGCTGATGATTCCGATCTTTGGACCAAACATGCGTTTGACGACTACTTGGACCAGCCGTTGCGCAAGACCGATGAGGCGCAATTCAAGGCGGTGGTAGGCAGCTTTCGCACCCCGGATTTTGCAAGCGGCATGACGGGGACTGGAGGCCGGATAACCGCCGATGGAATCGGTGAACTCGAAGATCTTTTGGTTCGGCGAAGCCTTACGGTTCCGGAACTGAACTATAACCGGGTTGAAATATCGGTCGGCGATGATTGGAGTGCTCCTGGGGGCGGTACTGTCAAGGATGTAGATACTGCGCAGCAGTTGGTGACGCTCAAACTGGAAGATGGTGAGCGCGGTGCCGTGGCGGTCGGTGATATCTGTATGGGTATTTTTCACAGCGCAACACTGTCGGACAATGCTGTTGAGGATTCAGACGACAGCCTCGGCAACCGGACTTTTGCTGGCTTTGCGACGGCCTATTTCCGCATCACGGAGGTTATTGGTGACCACAACGAACAATTCAAATATGAATTGCGACCTCGATCAGCGACATTTACCGAACAGGTAAACCCGATGGCGGCCATGACATTCGTGGCCTATGGGTCCTTTACGAACGCCTCGCGCCGTACATCCCGGTACTCGACACGCACCTACCAGCGTTATCTGCGTGGTGTTTCCGATTGGGAGTTCACGGCGGATAACATTGCTGCCCAGTTCGGTGATCTGTCGAACCTGTCCGTTTTCGGGCTCTCCATGTCAGGATATTCCGCATACCTGAACAATATCTATATGTCGGGAGTAATTCAGCAATTTACGCCTGAAGGAGAAGAAGTGCCTACAATTATTGATCGAGGCATCTGGAACTCCGCTTCAATATACAATAAAAATGACGATGTATATTGGAACAACGCCCGATGGCGCTGCATCCAGGACGGAACTACTTCCGAACCGTCAGAATCAGCCGTAGGATGGGTATTGTTGGAACAGGCCATAGTCGGTCCCGATGGGTACTCGGCTATCCCTGTATATCGGTTGTCTCCCGATGAACCTGCAACGCCTACGGGAACCTCGTTACCTCCCGAAGGGTGGACGCTCGATGTACCCGCCGCCTCTGATACCGAAGCTGTATGGATGTCTATTGCTTCAGTTAAAGACAATGCTGTATTTGCATGGTCCAGACCGAGCCGAATTAGCGGCAAAGACGGCGCGCCCGGATTACAAGGGTGTATTGTACGTATTACCGAATGGTCTGCGGGCGTGGAATATCGCAATGATGTTCAGCTTAATACAAGCGATTTACGGTATATTGATATAGTCACAGTAAATAACAATGGCAATCAGCTCAAGTACCAGTGCACCGCAACGCATACATCATCAGAGGTTAACAAACCGGGGCTTGCTGGATCGGTAGCCTTCTGGCAGCAGTTAAACGATATGGTTCCAATCTATACCCCACTGCTGTTAGCCGATAATGCAGTCATTAACTTCTTGCAGGGTATGCAACTGCTTGTTCACAACAAAGCAGGCAATATCGTCGCAGGAATGGCAGGTAAATCCATTCCTTTATTTGCGGGGTCAAGCGATCCTGCAACCTCGCCTTTCCGCGTCAATGAAGACGGGGCATTGACAGCTACAAAAGCTACTATTTCTGGTGAAATCAACGCTGAAAGCGGCGTTATTGGCCCTTTTAAAATCGGCGTTGATTCCGATCAAGATTCGTTAATAGCGGAAGGTACAGGCAAAATTGTATTGGGTAGCAGTATACTCTATTTAAACCGGGGGACTATTTTAAGTGATATACACCGGCATTTCGATGTAAGCATGTTATATGGCCCAGTTGCTACACTTCGATCGATAAACAATACTGCCGGAACGGATAATACTTACAATATGGGGTTAAATATATCAGTGGCTGGAAAATACTTGAAGGTGCCAGCCGTCGATAATATTCCATCGGGGAACCACGCCATATATGTAGGATCGGGTGATTTTTGTGGATTTAGGCCATATAGTAGATATTTCGACCCTGGAGCACACCAATTAGAAAGATATGACACGATTGTTCTGGCGGGTAGCGAAAACGGTAATATAACTTTTTATTTACCAAGTAATCCGGAGCCCAATCATTTAATCATTATCCGCAAATTATCTGACAAAAATACTGTATATGTCAATGGAAACGGCAAACAGATAGTATGGAACGACTCTAATGCTTGGGTAAATAATAAAAGTTTTACAGGCAGACGGGCTGTATCGATCCTATACAGTGAAGATCTCGGCGTATGGGTACAATGGATTTCAAGTAATTAATAGAATATTATGAAATCAATTCGTGTAGGTAAAGACATTGAGGTTCGTTGGCCGATATTGACCAACGGGCAGGAGATCGCTCTCGAAGGGCGCGATCTGACCCTTTTTGCCCGCCTGCCCACATGGGCCGAAGTGCGCGTTAATTTCACGGCAGAAGACAATGTTGCAATATTCATTATCCCAGGGGTCGAACAGGAGTTTACCGGTACATACAGCTTCACGATGTGGGAAAACTACGGCAAAGACGGACAAACGATGGTGGATTGTTGCGATGCTTTCCGACTCGTAGACGCTACATGTATGGAAGGCGACGTAAAAGGGTTGAATATGGGAACTGTTGAATTACCCCCTTCGAATATTGTTCTCGGGGTCCCGGGTCCTCGGGGTTATTCAGCGTACGAGATTTACAAACAATATCATCCCGAATCGGACATAACCGAGGAGGAGTACGCGCGAAATCCGGTAGATGCGGCAGATGGGGCCTTCGTTGCAATCGACAGAATTGAGAAAAAAGAGAAACAGATAGATGCCGCTGAACAACAACGCGAACAAGAGGAACAAATACGATATACATCCGAAAATACTCGTGTGGAAAACGAAACGCTTCGGATAAATGCGGAAGAGCAGCGGGAGCGCAATGAACAGACCCGCATCGCTGATGAGCAACGTCGGATCGACAACGAGCAATCGCGAGAGTCTGCGGAAAAGATTCGCGAAGAAACCGTAGCAACTGCAACCCAAAAAGCCGACACCGCGTCCGCCAACGCCGACCTCCAGGCCGCGCGTGCGAAATCTCTGGCCGACCACCCTCCGAAGATCGTGGATGTCGGGGGGCTCAAATACTGGGCTTTTTGGGACGATGCGACCAAAGGCTACGTAACCTCGGAATACCGAGCCGAGGGCGGCGCTATCATGCCTGTCTTCTGGGTTGATCCTGCGACACTCAAACTCTACGTGACCTATCAGAACGGTTACGAAGGAGCGAAATTCAAACTTGAAAACGGAAAGTTGTACACCATTAAAACAGTAAACCAATGACAGAAGTAACCGAACTTTTAGGCTCCACGGGTGTCGTCCCCGCGGGCGATTATTCCCCGGAAAAGACATACGATTTTCTCAACATGGTCTACGCGGCCCCCTCGGTGTATGTCTCCCGACAAAACAACAACACGGGCCATCCCGTGACGGACACGGACTGGTGGATGCTCTCGATCGACGGTTCGAAGATCCCCGAGGCTGTCAAAGCCGCCCTCGACGCTGCCGCCAAAGCTCTCGAAGCCGCCGCAGCGGCCGCCCCCGTTGTGGTCAATGTCGAGGGTGCGGATGTCACGATCAACGTCGAAGGCAACCACAAATACATCTGCGGGGAGCTGACCTCGCTCAAGATCGGGACCGTGGAAAAATCGGCCCGGACTTCGGCGATCTTCTTCACATCGGGAAACGTTGCCACGGAACTCACCTGGTCGGATGACCTCGTGGACATCATCGGCTACAAGACCCCGGCGCCGAATCGAGCCTACGAGATCAATATCGAGGAACTCCGCGCAATCATCGAATAGCCATGGACCGCAGACGAAGTTTGTTGAAGATCGCCGCGCTGCGCAGCGAGCGCGAGCAGCAGGAGGGGGTGAATTGCACGAAAGGGTATCTCCAATTACAGAGCGCCGGACTGCTTTTCGAAGGCCCGCGAACTCTTGAGTGCCTTTTCAGGTACATCCCCAGCGATAAAATGCAAGTGATAGCCGGGTTTGGCATTTCCATGATTGAAATTTATGCCCTGACGACAAATCAGCTTCGCGTCTATTGCGGGGGCGGAAACGCGACAGTAGACATTATTCCAGGGGATAGCTATCTTGTTGATGTTGCCTACGACGGTACTACGGCGATATGCTATCTGAATGGGACAGAAGCCGCACGTTTCCCGGTTACGGGATACAAGATCACGGATTTATTCAGGACCGGCAGCAATACATATATCCCCCAAGGCTCGCTCGTATTTTGCCGCCACTACAACTACGCCCTTTCCGCGGAAGAAGTAGCCGCACACTACAACAACGGCGATCCTGCAGGGTATGTGGTACCGTTAGCCGATAAATATCGTTGGGAAGCCTCTGAATCTAACATTGGAAATATCAGGTTCTATCCTAATAATGAAGGGTCCGGTGTTACCTCTTATTTAGAGGATAATGCTAATGGTTTCACGGGTCGATACGCACATATAATTGGGGGATCGTCAGGTTTATTGTCGGTATACAGCTATCAATTCATGGGGCATCCGGTCGGATGTGTTGTTGAAGCTAAATTCAAGTATCGTAGTAATGCTCCCGTACGCGTTCTGGCAGACAATAGTAGTCTTCCTATCAATATGGAGGATGCGGCTGACGCCACGATTGTATATCGCACAACAAGAACTAATATCTCTGGTTTTAGTGTAACTGTACCAAATGCCGATGCAAATTCATGGGTCGAAATTCAACCTGTGTCGTTACGAACGCTCGGCTGCATCGCCGAGTATTTGCCGCAGAACCTTGTGGGACAATGGCATGAGAAACCGTTTGAGCTCACGGGTATAACTACCTATACATGGACCGGAAAACCCGATGCTGTTTACTATCGGGAGCTTTTATTGGGAAGATTTATTCAAACGAGAGCGGTCGTGATGATTAAAGGTTCTGTGTCCGATTATCAAAGCGGAGAACCTTTTGTATATGTAGGGAATAGGCAGGCGATGATCCCTGCGCAAAATGGGAGTTTTACGCTCAAGGTCATCAACAACCGGGACAATATCAACCGTATCTATTATTATGGCGGGACTGTGGGATCTGATCGACGGTTGACGATTACCATAAATAGTGTCGAGCTGATTCCCGATGTCGCCTTGTCCTGGCTCGACAGCGCCAAGCAACTCCCGCTGAACGACGAGTACTTACCGCCGCTTTTGCAAAGCGACGGAGGATATGACCTGACTGCGTCCGGAACGCCGCAGATAATCATCAAATAAACCGAAAACAATGAACAACTACGCAAAACTGATCGACGGGCGTCTGAAGTACGCCCCTACAACAATCAGGACCGCCGACGGGCTGGTCTGCAACCCGCGTCCGGACAAACTGATCCCGCTTGGATACAAAGAGGTGATCTTCGACGAGCAACCTGAACCATCCGATCCGCCGAAGCATTACCGGGAGGTCTACACAGAGGAAGATGACCGCATTCGGGTCGGCTGGGAGGAGTACGCGCCCGAACCGGAGCTGATGGCGAATCCCGAACAACTCCGAGAGGCCGCCTACCGCGCCGAGGCGGACCAATACCTGATGGCCTACGAGGGCTATCTGGCCGAGGGCAAGATACTCGAAGCCGACGAGCAAAAGACCATATACCTGGCCAAAAAGGCCGAGATCAGGGAGCGATTCCCGGATAAGTAACCTGTCGGTCGAACTCTCGAAATACCACAAATATATGAAAAGACTTATCAATAAACTCGTCGGATGGCTCAACGCCATCGCTAAAGACAAATACCAACACTTCGCAGTCGGGGCGGTCATCGCCTCCGCGGCGCTGGTCGTGGCTGTGCCGTTGGGCGCCTGGTGGCGGTGGCAGCCTTTACTGGTGTCGATGGTCGCCGTAATGACGGCCGCCGTTGTCAAGGAGCGCAAGATCGACCCGAAAGCCGACATGCAGGACATTCTATGGACGCTCGCAGGAGGAGCCGTAGGATGGGTGGTGTTCATCGTGTTTACCCTAACTGCGAGATAGAATGGACTGGACTACGATCATCATTTCCTTGGGCGGGGCGTTGTTGACTGGCGGCGGAGCCTTGTCTTTGCTTTACTATAAAGAAAATCGTCGGGCCAAGCAGATTGACAACGAAAAATCCGTCGTCGAGGAGTGGCGCGGGATCGCCGAAGAGCGAAAGGCCCGTTGCGACGAACTCAAGGAATCACTCGACCGGAAGGATGCGAAGATCGACGCCCTGTACAAGGAGAATTCCGAGCTGCGCAAACGAAACGACAAACTATCCTCTGCGAATACTGCGCTGTCGATTCTCAAATGCAAAGTCCTGGGATGCGACAAGCGCCAGCCACCGTTCGGCAAGAATGAAAACTGTGAATCGTAAACAAAACATTTCCAAAAGTTCAAGATCATGAAAAAGACAACCAAAATCGCATTGATTGTGCTCGCCGCCGTAGTGGCCGGCATCGTACTGTTTAACCTGCTGCCCGACGGCATCCGCATCTGCTCGACGATCTCGGCCGGGGTGGGACTGGTGGCTGGTATCATCGTCAAATCGTGGTGGGACCGTAAAACGAAATAGCCATGACTCCGCGAGGATTAAGAAACAACAACCCGCTGAATATCGAGAAAACAAAGAGTGGTAATCCCTGGCAAGGAGAGATTGTACCGTCGAAGGACAGTCGTTTCGCGCAGTTCACGACAATGGCCTACGGGTATCGGGCTGCATTCAAACTGCTGAACAATTACCAGCGCAACTATGGGCTGGATACCATCCGGAAGATGATCGGCCGCTGGGCGCCCAGTAACGAGAACCACACGGACGCCTACGTCCGCACCGTGGCCGAGAGATCGGGTGTACCCGCCGATAGCCGAATCACCGCGACCAACCGGGATGTGATGATTCCCGTAGTTGCGGCAATGTCGTTCGTGGAAAATGGCGTGGAAGCCAAAATGTCCGACGTACAGTCAGGATGGGATTTATTCATCAAGGGATGAAACCTCTGATTTCGTACCTGCTCGCCGCGCTTGTCGCCGGGGCGCTGCTTTTCGGCTGGGGGTACCGCCGGGGAGCGGCCTCGGTGGGAATCCGGTCGGAAGTGCGTATCGATACCGTGTTCTATGAACGGCCAAGAATATTCGGTTTTTCCGAACAATCGGTGCGTGTCAGTGTTCCCAAGCTGCTGTTTGCTCCCGCGGATACGGTAGTGCGTGTTGTCGAGGCTGTGAACGGCACCGACAGCGTACAGATGGAGATTCCGGTGCGCACACTCGAATACCGGGATTCTACCTACTATGCCCGGGTGTCGGGCCCGGTTATCGGAACCCTCACGCCCCGGCTGGACTGGATCGAGACCTACAACCGGACCATTACCCAACCTTCTACAAAACGCAGCAGGTTCGCTGTGACGGCCGGGGTAGGCGTTGGATACACGCCCCAAGGTTTTCAGCCTATGGCCGGAGTGCAGGTCGGGATCGTACTGTGGAATTTTTAGAATTTTAATACGGTTAGCTTTATTTGAAGACGAAAAAGATGCGTATTTATTTGGCTATGAATCGCTGTTAAGTAATCGCCATCTCGGGGGCAGGCGCAAAAAATGCCCCCGCCTTCACCCACGTCTCTCTTACCTTCCGTGGGTGATAAAGGTGCCACAACACCAAGGCAGGGGCAATAAGCCTCTCCGGGTGTTGTGGCACCAGTTGTTTGTAAGAGAGACTACAAAACTATAAAAAACATCGGATATGTGCAAATCGGAAATTTTTAACAAGGTGTTAGACGCGGTATCTTCACAGACGGAGATCACCCGGGAGCAGATTCTGTCTTCCTGCAAAAGCGTGGAAGTTGTAGATGCACGATGTATCTTGTTCCATTTATTGCAAGAGCAGGGCTTGTATCCAGGACAGATTGCGGCGCAGGCACGGAAAACTCCGGCGGCCATACGCTATCTTCAGTCGCATTTCGAAGACCGGATAAAAGCGAATAAAATGGTGAAAATATATTTGCAAAATATAAGAAAGCACATCGAAAGCAATTAATGGGGATTGAGCCGATAAGCGATGATATTTGTGCTGTAGTTTAATCACTACCTCAATCGCCGAAGAGGTAAGAGGCGGATTATTGCACAACAAAGTTATGGATTCCAACTTAACGACCGCCGATTTTTTGGCACTGGAGAATCGAGGATTTGGCCGTAGCTACGACAACTACGGCTGG